GTATTATATTACCAATAACCTCTGTACCATCTTTCTCTTTTTTCTTTGAAAGATACACAATTGTTGAGGCAGCATATTTTAAACCAGAACCACCACCCATTTCTTTTGTAGGCATATATGCACCTACAACATCATAAGTATGATTGGTAATAACCATAGGCACTTTTGCACGACCTAGTTTTAAAGTTAACACTCTAAACGCAGCCTTCAATACTTGAGCCCTAGTCATATCTCTAGTTTCTTTACCATCTGCTGTATCTTCTACTTCTTTGGTTGTTGATAACATACCTAAACTATCTAAGACTAATAAGATAGGTTTTCTATCTGCTTCATTTTGTTCCATATACTTGTCTAGCACAGTTAAGGATTGTGTTCTAAATTCTTGTACAGTAGTTACTGGCATAATAACCATACGTTCACTATCAATACCTCTGTCTTCAATTAATTGTTTTGTTAATGCACTTTCACTCTCAAAGTATATAACACCTGCGTCAGGATTATTATCTAAGAAATGCTTACACATACCTAATACAAAAAATGTTTTACCTGTTGCACTTTCACCTGCCAATGCTGTAATCTTGTTTGATGGTATACCACCATGAATACTACCTGACAGTAAGGCGTTAAACATATGCGAACCTGTATTGATAAAAGTATCTACATCACCTGCCTCGACACCTTCACTCACTAAACTGGCGTATTCGTTTCCTGTTTCTTTAATTATTTGTTTCAGAAAGTCTGGCATTATCGTTCTCCTTATTTTGTTTTTGTATCATCATTTGTAATTTTTCAAATATTCTTCCAACCGTAGTACATTCTTCAGGTCGAATGGCACCTCGTTGTAAAGAGGCTGCAATTATCTTTGCTATTGTATTATAATCTGCTACTGTCAGATTTTGTTCATCTAGTTTTTTCATTATTTGTTCCATATTATATCAGGTCTCCTATAGTTTGTCAAGGACTTTCTCATATATAGAATCCGCTATTGCTTTCATCATTAACGGTGGTACCATTCTACCTATTCGTTCTGCCCTTTGATTCCATTTACCAGTTAATTTAAAATCATCTGGTAATGATTGTATTCTTTTCAATTCACCCAAAGTAAGTTTTCGTGGTTCGTTCCAATGGAACGCTCCAGCATTTGTTTGCCCACTACCCATTGCTGTCAATGTAGGTGCTGGTGCAAATTGTGATACTCGTTTAAGATTGAAATGATGACCCTTTGGATGATAGTCACCACCAGTCAAAACTTTATCTGGATCTTTAGGCATATTACTACCTGTATCTTTCCAGTATGCTGTATTCACAAATTTTTCTGTTAGTTCTTTTACTTCTTCAGGATCATATTCTAATCCTTCTAATGCTTCTTTTAAAGGTATAACTTTATCATCTGGTTCAGGAAAAACATTTTGTATTGTCATAAAATTTAATCCAACCTTTTCTGTGATATCATTCCTTATACCAATAAAGATAACTCTGGTTCTTGTTTGAGATACGCCATAATTTTTACTGTTCATTACTTGCGAACAAACATCATAACCTATCTTTTCAAATTCATTTAATATTTTATTATAATATTCTTTTGCTTCGCCAATTGTTAGACCAGCAACATTTTCTGCAACAATAACTTTTGGTTTAATATCATTTGCTACTCGTAGAAACTCAAAGAATAAATCTTCAATATTTTCTACCATCATACCATCAGAGTATGATTTAGTTTTACCCCAACCATCAGAATGCTTACCACCTGATGAATGAGATAGTTTACCTGCCACACTAAATGCACTACACGGTGGCGAACCATCTAATATATCTATATCAGTTGTACCTGCAATATCTAAAAAATCTTTAGCAGATAATTTTTTTATGTCACCTGGTAGTATTGGTGTGTCTGGATAGTTTTCTCTATATGTATTTTGTGCTTCTTCAACAAACTCATTAACACATAAAATTTTAGCACCTGCAAGTCTATAACCTGTAGATGAGCCACCACCACCTGCAAAGGTAGAGATAACATTAAATCTTTCTCGTTTACTGGATTCTATAACGTCTTTTAAATTATATATCATGCAAAAAAATCCTCAATTGTAGCACTATCAGAGGCGTCTATTTTCCAATTGATAGCGTCAAGTATAAATCGTAAAGGTTCCATAAATGATTTTGTAAATTGTTGTTCGTAATCTATGAGACCGTGCATTTCAAATTCTTTAGGTAATTTTGCCATAAAGGTAATGACATTGGCATTCCACATATTCTTTCGTAAATGTACAAACTTACCTTTATCACCTTCATAGAATTGTTGAAACTTATGTGAAACTTTTTTTGTTTTGAGTAAATGATTATATAACAATGCACCTTTAACATGCATTGGTGTACCTTTTTTGTAGATAGATGTGGTGTCACCATATTTGTTTACACCATTAACACTACGAGGAAAAGCAATATCTTCTGGTGGTAGTAATTCAAAATCTCTACGAAAGTTTACAATAAACTCTTTCATTTCTTTTTGATCACCACCCATGATAACTTTAAATGCCTCTTTGAGTTTATCTCTACAAGGTAAAGGTGTTGATGTTTTTACTGCTTCAATACCCATGATCTTTAATTTAGGTTCTGGATATTGTACACCTTCTGAATTGTGTACATTTAAAATATATCTTTTCTTTGCTGTCCAAATACCTTTGTCAGCAATTGCCTCTCGTTTCATAACCATTTTGTTTTCATAGACATTCATATAACTACCTAATTCATCATAACACTTTGTAATATATGGTTCTAGTCTTTCACTACAAAATTTATCTAATGCTTTTACAATCTTGTTTTTATCAGTTGCACCAGTCATTTTTACAAGAGGTGCCATATTAATGTAAACGGAATCTGTATCTGAAGCAATAATGTAATCATCTTTTGTTTTAAATAACTTGTTAAAGTATTCGTTTAGTTTATTATCTATCCAACGTATATTCAGTTGACCAGATGTGGTTATGGCTTCTGCCATTCTATGATCGTAATATCTAAAGTATTTGTTACCAATAGCACCATATGCACTATTTAGCGAAATCTTTTTAGAATGCTGAACCAAATAATATCTTCTTGCAAGTTTTTCATACTTAGGATCTTTGGTGTTAGCATATTGTTGTTCAGCCTCAAGCATTTTCTTTTTATAGATTGTTCTATCATTATATTCTTTTTGTATAATACGAGGTAAGAAACCTTGTTTACCAGTTCGATACATTGTACCATTGGCAGCCATACAATTACCATCAGAGGTATCTACTTGTTTATCTAACAAGTCAGTTATATCTACATTCTTTTTATCTGGTAAAATTGTTTCTGGTGAAATATTGTATTGCATAATAAGATGAGGATATAGTGAATTTAAATCAAAAGATACAACCCAATCATGAAAACCAACTTTAGGGTCTTTTACATATGCACCTACAAGTTCTGGTGATGTAGGATTCATATCACGCATAGGTACAATGATATTATCTTTTAGTAATTCATTGAATATAATTGTATCCCACATTCTAACCTGTGAGAATACATCTTCGTAATTTGCTTTGGCATTATATGCCATTGTTAATGCTAGTTCAATAAGTTGTAATCTATCTTCTAGTTTATCAACCAATTCAACGTCTTGTATATTATAATCAATAAATGATTGTATATCTTGTTGGTACCATTCTTTAAAAGTATCAAATGGGTTATCGTCTTTTTGTTCACCAAGTTCTACTTTACCAATATGATCTAGTCTATAACTCTCTTGGTTTTTAATTGTAAATTTACGATAAAGTTGTAAATAGTCAAGTTGAGCAATACCTAGTAATCTATAATATGTTTGTGTTTTACCTAATTCATATGTTTGATCTTCTTGTATAATATTCCAAGGAGACATGCGTTTCATAGAGGAATCACCTAGTATCTTACCTATACGTTTAACTAGATAAGGTATATCAAAGTATTTACTATTCCAACCTGTAAGAACATCAGGTGAATATGCTGACCAAAATTTTAGAAATTGTTTGAGTAAGTCTCTTTCATCATTACATTTTACATAATGAACGTTGTCTTGTTTAACTGTATAATCTGCCATACCCCAAACCAATATTTGTTTTTTGACTTGGTCTTTAACAGTAATACAAATCATTTTTTCAGCACAATCAGTTACATTAGGAAAACCATATTCACTTTCAACCTCAATATCAATAGTGTAAATACGAAGTTTATCTTTATCGTATTCTACATTACCTGGCCAATAGTCAGCCATGTATTGATATTGAAATCTATCTGTGCCGTGTAAAAAGTTTGGGTGTTCTTCGTATCTTTTAATTGTTTGTCTTGCTTCTTTAATAGACTTATATGATACGGAATCTAAACCAATACCTGTTAAGGATTTAAATCGACCTGTACCTTTTGTAGGCACGAAAAGACGAGGAACATATGGTACACGGTCCTCACATCTTTTACCATTGTCGAAATATCTAACAAGTAATTCATCACCATAAGGCGACACATTGGTGTAAAAATTCATAATATAATTATATCAGGTTTTGACTTAAAAGTCAAGGGTTAAAAATATTTGTCTAATACTTCAAGTTGATCGTGGTATTGTGCGATAATGTTTAATTCTTTTTCTATGGTTTCTAAAATATCACCATGTTCACCTATACCAACAGAATTTGACAAATAAATTTCTATGTTTGTTTTGTGTTTTTCTATATGTCCAATAGCATGTTGTCTAATTGCTTGAATCATTTGGTCTCTGCTCGCCATCGTCATTTCCTTTCTTTCCAATATTATATTTTGGTTCTAATACCCATTCATGTTTCTCTTTGAATGGTAAAACTTTAATTTGAGATAGTGGTGCTTTGTTTTCCACAGTACCTACTAACTCTACTAAACCCCAATCACTTAAAAGTTGTGCAATTGT